AGAAATGTAAATCACGTTTTGAAATGGACTATAATCGCTATCCTGCATTAGTGGAAGAAGAAAAGCGATTTAAGTGTTCCTTTGAAAAGAATGTAAAAGATACACTTCCCGATGAACTTGCCGATGCTGTAATCCGCCTGCTTGACCTTGCCGGATTGAGAGGTATAGATTTGTCTGATACGAATGAAATTGCCGATGAATTTGTGAGCCTCAAATCCGGATTCAGATTTACAGAGGTTTGTTTTGGTTTTACACTCCTACTAACTAACGATGTAGAAGGTTTGGGAAAAAGGATATGTTTCGCTCTTGCCGGGTTGATTAAGTATTGCCAATTTTCTAATATAGACCTTATATGGCATATCAATCAGAAGATGAGATACAATGAATTGAGAGAAAACAAACATGGAAAAAAGTATTGATTATGAAACGTGAAATAAAATTCAGAGGGAAAAGTACTGATACGGGGAAATGGATATATGGATTTCTCTCTTTTTTCTATACTGCCGGAAGGGGCGAAAACGGACTTATCTTCACAGACAAGGCAAAGATATATTCTCCGGAAAACTGCCGGTGCGATGACGTATGGGCTGAAACTGTTGGGCAGTTCACGGGAGTTAAATACAATGATAGAGAAATATATGAGCATGATTTGGTTGAATGCACTGGTGTACTATGTGAAGTAGTGTATAGTGATAAAATCGGTTCTTTTGTGCTATTAGAAGTTCTGTCTCAAAATCTTGGAAATAAGCCAATAGGACAAATGATAGATATGTTCGGGATTAGATATGCAGGCAATATTTACGACAGCCCGGAATTATTGAAAAAGCAACTATGAGTAATTTAGAACACGTCGCCACAATTGATTACTGCTACTGGAGATTAAACAAGCTCAAAGAACAGCTTTCCAAGCCTAAATCGACTATGGAGCAGTTGGTTGATAAAGCCTGCGGTTATAATGAAGTAGAAGAAGTGAAAAAGGAAGCTATAACCCTTTTGGAACAGATTGTTGAAAGTAAAAAGGCTATCGGTGCGGATTATTCGGGAGATAGCAAGTTCCTTGATAAATTAAAGAACAAAGAAACACATGAGTAAAAAGAAAATATATATCAGTCTGCCTATCACCGGGTATGACATAAAAGATGTTGAGAAAAGATGCAAATCCGCTTCCGAGTTTATAGAACAACTTGGTTTTGAAGCGGTATCTCCCTTAGAGGTGTCTTCAAATCCGGACACGAGTTATGAAGAGCATATAGGCAGGGATATTACCGCCCTTCTTCAATGCGATGCTGTGCTATTCCTTGAAGGGTGGCATTATTCCAATGGATGTAGTCTTGAACATAGTGCAGCCGGGATTTACGAGAAAGAGAGATTATTTTCCATTGGAGAATTGAAACGCTACGCAAAAGAAATAGGCATATGAGTAAACTATACAAAGCAACCCTCTTCGGTAAATCATTTATTATAGGATGGTTCAGCCATGCGGACAAGTGGTATCATAAATTTAGTATAATACATTGAACATGAAAATTATATTTCTTGATATAGACGGAGTAATTTCCACGAAAAAGTCACATTATGCACTTGATAAGGATGCGTGTGATTTACTTGGCAAGATTATAGATGCTACGGATGCCAAAATTGTCATTTCTTCGTCTTGGAGAAGAAACACGGTAGAAGATACGAAATGCAAGCTTACTACCATAGGGCATTTGGTTCCTTTCCCGTTTCCATACGCAAATAGGATTATAGGAGTAACTATAAGAGCGTATGCCTACATTATGCAAGGTATTCATCTTAGCATTCCTCGTGGAGTTGAGATAAAACAATGGATTGACACTCATATCCACTCTGAAAATGGGAAAAATTGGAACTATAAAGATATTGGGGTTGATTTTAATTACGTGATACTGGATGATGATAGCGATATGCTTCTTGAGCAAGCTGAACACTTTGTAAAGACTGATACCCTATTGGGATTGTCGAAAGATGATGTTGAGCGAGCTATTAAAATATTGAACCAATGAGAAAAGCAGACAGAATAATCAGAGACAGACACTCCCGCATCCCGGACAAATACAAGAAGATTGACACTACGGTCAACGGGGATGTAGAAAGCCTTGCCGAACAACACAAGGAAGTGGAAAGAAGACTATTCCCTCTACGCCTTAACAAGACCACTGTTATTTACGTCACAAAAGACAAACAGAATGAAGCATATGCAGCGAAAGCACGTAAACGGATGGGGATAACAGAACCGAAGAAACCTTTTGTCGACCCACTTTCGGAAGAAAACATTACCAAGTTGTACAAGGAAGAAAAGATACCACCCCGCAGAATGGCTGAAATGTTGGATGTGAGTGTGAGGACAATATATCTAAGATTGGCTAAGTATGGACTTACAAAAGTTAAATGCAGATAATATGAAAGAGAATAATATTTTAAACAAAGAGATTTATACAGAGGCTATGATAGCAGCTTCTAAGGTTGATTTCCTTGAGAGCAAGGAAGAAGTTAAGATGTATGCCACTTCGTTGTATAACGCGATGATATGGGGTAGAAAAGTAAAATATTAAGTTTTTTATTTGGCGTTATAGAAATTAGAGGTATATTTGCAGCGTTACACATATTAAGAGGCGGACGGTTGTCTGCTTTATGCAGGCATTTTTTATGCTTGTAAGCTAACGCTGTATATTATAGCGGTCTGCAAACCCGTGTGGAGAGTTAATAGCCTCCCAACTGCCTCTTAGGTATGTGTAACGGCGGGTTAATTGCAGACCGTCTTCTTTCTGCAATGCCATAAAACGTTACAAAAATGGCAAATGAATTAGTTTTTAAAGGTCAAAATGACCAAGTGTTAACCAATAGTATTTTGGTTGCTGAAAAGTTTGGCAAAGAGCCAAACGATGTAGTAAGAGCAATAGATAATTTATTGCAAAACGCTGATAATGAATGTGACGCAAAAGTTCGGGACATGTTCGTGGAATATACAGAAGATGTTCCACAGCCCAATGGAGGGGTGAAATCCGCAAGACGATTTATAATGAACCGAGACGGGTTCACTCTTTTGGCAATGGGATTCACTGGTAAGAAAGCCCTAAAATTTAAATTGGAATACATCGCAGCATTCAACTCTATGGAAAACGCATTGAAACGGCATCTTTCTTCCGCACAGATGTTTGCAATGCAAGCGAACATAAACCTCGAATACGAGAAACGGATAGAGAATATAGAGAATGAGATTGCGGAAATAAAGAAAGAACGGGAAGAAAACGGGAAATTCTTATTGTCAGTGGCTATGTCTTCGGAAGAATTGCCGCAGCTGTCTATGCGTGACAACATCCGGCAGCTGGTAAACAAATACGCATCCGCCATGAATATAAGGCAGCAAGACGTATGGCACAAGATTTATGACCAGCTGTATTACCTATACCATATCTCCATACGGAACTACAAGAAAGCAAGACGAGACGAATCCAAACTTGAAATAGCGGAGAGAAATCATTTCCTTGATAAGATATACAACATCATATCCAATATGGTGAGAGAATCTAAAGCAGCCTAACCCTATTGCCAAGCCCTGCCCGTACCTATTCCGGGCGGGCTTTTACTAAAAGACTAAACAAATATTCATCATGGAAAGAAATACAATACCTGCTAAGAAGCAATACGACCTTAGCGCAATAGACGAATTATTCAAACATAGCATAACACCCGAAGAACTTAGAGGGGAGCTTATCGAACTGGTGTTTGATTACGCACAATACGTAGAGGAAGGTGTTACCGACTTGTTCAAATGTCACATGGGTACGCTATATGTGCTATATAAGGCTTTAGAGGATGTAAAAGAATTAGAGACACCAAGCTAATACCCTCACCAAAACAGCAAGCGGTATAGCCCAATGGAGAATCCGTTCAAAGCGTTCTAAACGTTCCATTGGATAACCCGGAAAAGGCGGCAATAGTCCATGTAAAGGACATTGTCCGCCAATTCAAGCAGTTCATCTATGTAATCCCTTTTTCGCATCACGTTCAAGTTTTCTACGTTGTTGGCGGTTTATACCATTTGCCGCGGCAAGGCTGTTCAGCGTCTCTTTCTGTTCGGGAGAAAGCATGTTATATACTTCTTCCCGGGATTTGCCTGATAAAATGGCTTGTACTATTTTCCACATAAGCTACGTCTGCAATGTTCACACAAAAATTTCTTCGCTACCGGGAACATCTTCTGTCCCACATATCCGCTAAGGTACTGCGCCTCTTCCCCGTATGGGTCGATGCCGAACGCCCGTGAGATATGCCGGCATAGATGCCCCTTTTCATGGTCGAAAGAGTTTTGAAACTCTGCCGGGGAAGAAGTAAGGGCTATAACCATTACGGTTTGCCTGTTTCGGATATTGGAGTAAGTGATACCCGTATTCAGATTGCAGGAGCGCATGTTCTTATAGGCATTCACCAAATCCAGCCCCCTGCATCCAACCCGCTGAAGGTCGGCGATGATACGGTCGGTATAATAGCAGTCCACCGCATAATATACCCTTACTTCCCAATTATAATCCGGTATGTAAAATTCCTGTATTATCATAGGCTACATCATCTGTTCCCACATGATAGGATTGCCGGAGCCTATGCAGTCGGCATAGAACCGAGTGAAAGGCATTCCATTGTAAGCGTCCACATCATCTATGTAATCCTTAATGAACAATGCGAGATGGGCTTCGTCAGTGATAGAACTTTTGTAGTAATCCGACTTCGCCATGTTTGCCACGTAAACACTGTCGTACCCTGCATCCTTCTCCAGGTTTACACTGTACTTTTTCAGAAGCTCCTCTACCTGCTCTTTGCTGATTGGCTCCAGCTTTTCTTCTTTACCCGTAGATTTATTTTCCATCTTCATGCGGGAAACAGCCCATAGGCACATCTTCTTGCTGAAATGCCATCCGTACTGGCTGAGATAGTCAGCCATTGCAGGCGGTATTCTGTCGTATGTATCTAATCTTTGTTTCATATTTTCCTGATTTTAAGTGATTGGCAAAAGAGGGGAATAATCCCCTCTCCATTACATGAACTCTCCGTTGGCGCGTCTGCGTCTGCGTTCGCCCATATCATCACCGTAAGGCTGTGAATCGCGGCGTTCGTTGTAAACCGGATATTCCGGGAAGTAACCCGGCATACGACGTTCTCCCATATCCGAGCCGCCGCTATAGCTTCCACCGCGTGAACCACCGCTGTTACGATAGCCCATTTCACCGCCCTGCATCTCACGCATGGCTCTCTCGTAACCATGACGGCAACCCTCTCTATAGGCTTCTTCCATAGGATTACCGCCTCTCATACCGAAGTCACGGTCATATTCTCCGCGTCCTTCTTCCAATATTTCCCACATTCCCATATTATTTCTTTGTTTTAGATGTTTCAGCAACTCCGAGCTGTTCCATAAGCCGTTTGTTCAAATCCATAAGGTCGGACATATTTTTGCTCATTTCTGCCATTTGCCCTTTCAGAGAGGATATTTCCTGTTCCTGACGTTGTTTCTCTGCAAATTCGGGGTTCAAGAGCGTCAGCATCTTGTCACATCCCGCAATGACGGAATTGTGGAAGTCCATGCTGTTGATGATGTCTATGCTTTTCTGTTTCATAGAAGCGACCTCGTTATTCATCGCATCACGAGAGCATGACACTACGATATTGCCGTTCTGCCCGAAGTCGGCTATATCCATGCCGGCAGGTAGATTTTGGAAAGTCGTGTTCTGCCCGTTGATACAGACAACGACATCCACAACCATTTCCATTTGGGGCAACTGTCCCATAGGGGATGCCATAGGATATTTCGGCTTAGGAGCGGAAACGCTGACTACCGGACCGTATTCGATAAACGGGTTAGCATCCTTATGAAGTATATACAACTGGTTATTGGTACGAAGTGATTGAAACATATTGGTTTGATTTTAAAGGGGTGTGGCTATTCCCATTTTGGAAATAACCACAAAGCCCCATGTTAACTACTTGCTCTTTTGAGCGGTTGCTTCTGCTGTCGGAGTCGGTGTCGATGCGGTTGTCGGACGATACCCACCGTTAACAAGGAACAGTTCGTTGGTGTACTTGTTATAGTGGATTTCGTAGATACCCGTTCCGGCAAGGTTGCCGACAGTCACCGGCTCATTGTTGTAAGCCAGCAACGGTCTTGTATCCCCATTAGTCCCTATCAGTATCGGGAGTGTAGCAGTCGTACCGGCAGGTATCGCCTGGCGGAGACTGACATAGAAACCGCCTACATAGCTTCTGTTACGGAACGCATGGTTAGGCAGCTCTAAAGTCACGTTCTCCGTGCCGACCGTTACGGCTACCGTAGGAAGGGTATTGAAATTAGCCCTTCCAATAGTAGGGAACAAGAAAGGAAATCCTGTAAAAAAGTTAGGCCACATAATTACCCCCTTTCTTACCGGAATTAACCCCAGTAGTTGTTACAACCACAACCGCCACGTCCATACATTGCATCACCGGCGTAAGCACCGAAAGCCGCAGCACGGAAACAATCTGTGTTGATGGCTTGAATATTAGGGTAAACAACCGGAACGGTGTTAGGCATCTTGCATTTTATTCCATCGACATCGGACTGCAATGCCTGCAAGCCTGCTGCCAAAGGAGCAATCTGTTGTCCTACTGAATTCAGGATAGTAGCATTCTGGTTACGTTGGGAGATTTCAGCAGTCAAAGTGGCTTTTTCTGCTGTAAGAGCCGCAATCTTGTCCTGCAATGCCTGGTTCTGCATGGCGTCCAGCTTTGCAAGGATAGCATTGGTATTGGCGGTCGCACCGTCACGCAATGAAAGGGCATTCTGATTGGCTGTGTTGACAAGCGCGTTGGTCTGATTGCACATCGCAAGCTGGTTCTCATAGCCCATTGTGGTAATGGCGTTCTGAGTCTTGCAGCAACAATCTGCAATCTGAGTAAGAACAGCCTGATTTCCGGACTGGAATGCGTTGATGATTTGCTGGCTTGACATGCCCACCTGATTGCCCACATTGGCGATAAGTCCCTGGATGTTGCACAGGGCGCTCTGTAACTGTTGGGTAGAGCAGTTCAAAGAAGAAGCAAGCTGGTTGATGGCATTGCCATTGCCCTGAATGGCTGACATCAGGTATTCACGACCGACATCACCGTTAAGCTCGGCAGGTAGACCGCCACCATTGCCAAAGCGGTTGCCGAAGCCGTTGCCGCCCCAACAGAACCACAAAAGGATAATCCAGATGAACCACCACGAGCCGCCCCATTGGTCTTGGCTGCCACGTCCCTGGTTCAGTAAAGCGAGAAGGCCGGGGTCTACACCCTTGCTTCCCATCAAGTTGGGCAACATAGCCATGATGTCGAATTTGCTTCCGCCACCATTTCCGTTGTTCCCGTCTTGGTTGAAGACATACGTTCTTTCCATAGAGATTTATATTTTGTATTACGGTCAAAATCAACCGCATCACAAAAGTATAAATACGCAATCTGCCATGAAATCAGTTGTTTCCCAACGCTTTCCTAATGTTTTCCCAATATATTCTCAACATTTTCCCGCCTTCCATACGTTCCTGGAAATTGGAAATCATGTAGTTTATCGCGCGTTTGGTCTTGTGAATTTTAGGAGCTATCTGTGAAGGGTACATTCCCCTTTCAACAAGCAACTGTACAAGCAGATAGCGGGCGTCTACGGTTTCCGTATCCTTATCCGAAGATAGTATTCGGCTGGCGGGTATTTCGGTCTCCTGCGCCACAAGATTGATTGTTTCGGCAAAGATTTCTGACTTACACATAGTTTTTCTGAATTTTATATTTATCTTTGCCCTGCCACATAAAATATTTGATTATATACGAACAAAGCATAAGATACCGTGTTGAAGATATTAAAGCCTCCAACGTGCGGTGTCTTATGCTTTTTTCAAATTTTTATGTGGCAATAATTATTTGAACGTTGGGGGCTTTCTTTTTACTCTAAGCCCCGAAAGAGTGTCAGCTACAAGCCAACTTCTACATCGTTAATTTCTTTCTTATCTTTATGGGGAGCCAAACAATTACGAATAAAACACATGTCAGATTTATCGAAATGCTGGCACCACCGTAATTGATTTTAAACTTTTCCCACCATGACAGTTCCCTCTCTACCGGATAAGGCTTGGGCACTTCAATCCTTCTTATCTTTTCGATAAAATACGGCATTTTGACCGTTACCGTAGCATGAGGATAAATGCCCAATGAATGGTTCAATATCCCGTTGCTAAATGAAGCATAGCTGTAGGCATACGGATTGCGAAGGAATGACGTTGTATCGGCAACAGATACGCTGTCCTTGTACGGTATCAGCTTCTCTTGAAATGTCGTATCATGGAAAATCACACTATCAAGAACCTTTGTCTCAACCGGCATATAAACAGTCCTCGTTCTACAGGAATACACCGTCAACGCAAGAAATACTATATACACTAACTTCTTCATAACTTCAACAGATAATGATTAACAACCATACCTGCACATATTGCAGCTACACCACATAGCAAGTCTGCTTTGTTCCACTTGCCGTTATAGTAGTGGCAACGGTCGCTGTTCTCCTTGATAAAGAGCATCAGCAATGCTGTACTACTGCCGAATACTATGGCGGTGGATAGATAGACCACCGCACCTAAGATGTTATTTTTCATATTTTGAGTTAGCATTATGCAAATTTAGTTAATGAAATATATCTTCTATCCGTGGTTCCTGTAGACTAATTGGAGCAAATCTTATAAGTGTATTGATTATAACATTGGCTATTTTCTGCCCTCCGATATTATTAGGATGAACTTGGTCGCCCAAATCTTTGGTTATTGTTAAAGTTGATATTCCACTTAACCCATTTACATCTATGACAGGAATGCCATATATTGCCGCAATATCTTTTATGACTTTACAGTAATCTAATATAGTTAGATTCTGATTATTTTTGTATGGATAATCCGCATTTTCATACTTATTATAAAAGTTATGAGGCGTACATACAAAAATTTTAGCGTTGGGGATTCTTTTGATGATTTTTCTTATCATTAAGGCATAAGCGTAGTAAAAATGTGTCTCATCTCCATCATCTATACTCCCTATTTCAACACTACCTGAAATATCATTTGCTGATGCATAAATAATCAATATATCAGTATCAAGCGGTATAGTAGATACCCGCTCATCTCCACACATATAATCCTTTATTGATATTGTCCCCTCTGAAGGATTGCTTGCATGATAATATCCAGATTCATCAACAAGTTTGTTTTTATATCCAACTGATGTAACCTTAGACCCACCAATACCTCTGTTATAATGGTCAGCCATATTAAAATATTTCCATACATACTTCTGCCATGAAGCCAGTTCTACAATTGAGTCGCCAAACGATGTCATTTTCTTTCCGGAGAAAGCCATACGAAGTATCTCATCATGATTCATAGTTGAATCCATATCAATAGAATTGGGATTACAAGGGAAATAATGTAATGAAACAAAAGCATGAGTATTCTTGTTAAAGTTAAAGACAGCGTATCTATAGGCTGGGCTTTGGTTTATTTTAAGTTCCCGAAATGAATCTGTCTGATTGCCGGTATATCCAATATATGAACCATCTGATGTAAACAATGCTACGGAATAAGCATTTGTAAAAACAGTTTTTGCATCTTTTATATCTATAAGTTGAGTCGTATTATATTCCTCATTGACAGATAGAGAACCATTGGTTGTATTGTATCCTTTGATTAGAATTGATTCTGTTATTAAGTTTTTGCTATAATCCAAAATAGGAACTTCTGCAACTCCAAATTCTGTAAAAATAAAATTCTCTTTACCCGAAAAATATTTACCAGGAACTTCGGTTGTATATAATAACCTACAGTAATTAGACTCTTTTTCCTTGGGAATTTTACTTATATTTCTACCCGTGGCGGCATTGGCTCTCTTCCAATTTAGATAAGTAAGGCCGTTTTCTGTTTTCTTGTAAAAATAGATTCCATAACAATTTGTATACAGATAATCCATGTCACCTATATCAAAGCCGTCAACAACACATCTTCCTTCTGAAGAAATAATATTGCCCGAATTATCAATCGTTTTATTTGATTTTATTTTATCGGAGGATATTTTATTCACAGATATGTTTTCAACATCCACATTCAGTGCTTGCCGAATCCAATTATCAATGCTTGTGAATGTTCCACCCTGGAACTCCCACGTTTCTACTTTTCCAACTGAATTTATGAACGACACCTTCAATCCGATATTTCTAAGTTCCTGCGGAACTTGGGCAATGGCGCCTTCCAGACTGTACTTGTTACTCCCGTCAATTCCCGAAGTAGGATGCTGGACGGAAACATTATACTCGGTGATGTAGTTCATATAGTCAGTGCTGCCACCAGTGCCGATGTATTTCTTCAATGTAGCGGTACTCATTGAGCCGTTGCTACTACCTTGCTGAAAAGGTATCAGCTCGTTTCCGGTTAAGTTCTCCTTTTGAGGGAGTTCTCCTATTTGTAATCCTTCTGCCATATCTTTTTATTTTTTGTTATTTGTAAGTAATATTGGTTCTTCGTTAGCCAACAATAACGGAGTGCCATCCGACAATAATAAATACTTTCCGTCAGGGGATGGGTTTGGTCCCGGTTTATTATCCTTGATATATGAATACCCTATAGTAAGTATACTGATAGTAGGAATACCGATTGTCGGGATGCTGATGTTGGGGATAGTGATTGGTTTCATAGGCTATCCCTCTTTAATCATTTTGGCTTCTGACACTTTCGTAGCACTTCTTATTGTAATTTCCATACCTGCCGCTATACCAATAAGACGAAATATCACATTGGAAGGACCTAAGGCTTGATTGGCATTTGGGGAAAGCGGGATAGGATTCATGCCCTCGATATTGGCAAATACAGTCACCATTCCGCCCTTGTTCTTTATCTGTATGGTAACGGGATTACCGTCACTGACAAACGTTGCGTAATACGCTGTTTTGCCTTCTTCTTGTTGAAATGATAAAACTTCTGCTGCCATGATGTTTACTTTTTAGAGTTATTCAAATAGTTCACAATTCCCTGCACATGCAAGTCCACTATTGCCCGCTTCCCCTCTTCCGATAATAAGAAGCCAACATCTTCCTTATTGTCTTGGAATAGGTTCTCTGTAAGGACTGCCGGGCACTTCGTGTGCTTCAAAATGTAGAACCCGCTTTCCTTATCAGGGTCGCCATCCGTCATATCCTTGCGTATCTTCATACCCGGCAAAAGTCGTCCGGCTGCCACATATAAGCTATCAGCTAATTTATCGGCTTTCGTCTGACCTGCCGAAGTCCACGCTTCCCAACCACGTGCCTGCATCCATTCAGAGCCGCTTCCCGCTGCATTACAGTGGATAGATACGAGGATTGTGTCACTTGCCTTGTATTCGTTTGCTCTACGGCAACGCTCCGATAGGGGAACGTCTATTTCCTCTTTGACGATACGTTCGGCATCAACGCCTTGTTTGCGCAATTCGGCTTCCAAACGTATGGCAATCTCACGGGCATACGCATACTCTTTCAATCTTCCGTCCGGTGAACACTTGCCCGGAGTGTTACTTCCGTGCCCGTTGTCAATCAATATTTTCATTCTGCACGTCCTCCTTGAAATATTTGTCATAAACTAAACGAGCCACCCATCCGGCAACAACACCGACACCGAATGATACAACAGTAGTCAAGTTCACCCAAAACGGGGTGTAGTGCATGTACAGCATAACTCCCACGATAATAGCGATAACAATCGCCGCGATAATCAGTTTCTTTTTCATTTTGTTACTCCTTATCTTTAGTTATTATTTCACACTTCTTCTCTCTCTTTCTTTTATTGACACAACTCCTACACATGCTATATGGATGTCCGTGATTACACAGCGAATATTCCGAAACAGATTTATTTATTCCACATTTAGAACATACCTTCATCCCATTAATTACTTTATTAATCTTTCTTTTAGGGCGTATTGTTATAGTTCCTGTATTGTTGTATTCAACCAAAGCGTCATTATAGGATTTTTCCGCTTCTTTTTCCGAATTGAAGCAGCCGAGATAAACTCTATTGCTTTTCCCAATGCCAAAACTTGCAATATAGTACTTCCCATTTACCGAGTTACATCCCACTGGGTGCTTTCTTTTACGACAGATGGTTGTGTTCTCCCTGCTTGTTATTTGCCTGAGGTTTGATGCTCTATTATCTGTCTTGTTACCGTTTATATGGTCTACTACCAACCTTTCATCTAAGACTCCAATAAAGGTTTCATAAACGAGCCTATGTGTAAGGAAGCGATATAACTTACCATTAAAGTTAAAACAAGAAAGTTTATATCCATTTTTACTACTTTGCTGTTTAAGAGGCTTACCGGAAAATGAATATCTACGTCCATTTTTATTAGTAAAACTTCTGTCTGCAGAACGGATATTCCCTAAATTGCTGACTTGAAAAAATCCATTGAACCCTTTAATATCTTTCCATTCTTCCATACATCTTTATCTTTCATTCAAATTGTGATAAAATTCCAATCTTATATTCGCATAGACCGACTCTACATTCGTGTATGCCCTGCCGTTGTTCGCTCCGTTTTCATTGTAAATCTCCGCTTCAACGGCTTTAGCAACCTGTTCTATCCATTTCTTTTCCGTGTATTCCGAAAGCCTGTTCCCACGATACGAAAAGCAGTCAAGTTTTGAATTTCTGTCCTCGTGTATGTTTGTAAGCAATGTGCGTATCTTTCTTGCAGTAGCTTCCTTGTCTGATATATGGTTTTCTTCACGTACTTTCTTAATAATGCGGCACACCTTCTCAACGGAAAGGTCGAAGAATACATTGCTTAGCGTTTTTATACGCAGCTGAGTTTCGGGCATTAGACTTTCCGATAGCACGTTCAATCGCTCATTCTGCGCACGGGTTTCTTCCAATAGTTGCCTCATGGTGTCCTTATAGTCTTGGTTTATCTCTTTCTGTGATGTCATAAGCTGGTTTACCATATTCATAAACCAACGGAAGCACGCCACCATCAACAAGGCTGATAACACAAGGAAAAAGCCTGCGGTTATAGCCATCATTCCAAAATCACTAATACCCTTGCCTGTTTGAAGGGCTGCATTTACAACTTCTGTACTCATCTTATCGTTATTTGTCAATTATTCCTATCTTTGTGTCTCTTATCAATAAGCTAACTACTGTCATTCCGTTTTGCTCGTGAGAGTAGGACGGGATTTTCATATCTTGCCGTAGTATCTGAACCATGCACCCCATTTGCGTTCTTTCAAATAGTTAGGGTTGTCTTGGTTGAGTTTGGCTTCCATTTCAAATGCGCTCGCACGGTAAGCGTTTTTATTGACCTCTCCGTCCCCAATCTTGCTGTCTGTAAACAGATGGTATATAAAGCTCACAAACCATTCTGTCAAATACAAAATGTAGTAGAATAGCGGGATAAGTAACAGCCACCATGCACTGACATGGAACGCCAGCAATACGGATGGGATAGCCGCTATCTCCATACACTCGAAGAACTGTTTCTGATGTATCCGTTCATGGCGGATAGTTGTTTCGGACAACTCCTTCAGCTTCGTAAGGATGAAGCCGAAGAGCATTATAGTTGTGTAGCTGCCAAAGAGGATAAGTTTGGCAAACCAGTTTTCGTAAAATACTTTTACTCTCATAATCAAATAAGTTTAATTCAATTCTTATAATTACTTTCTTATATAATTATAGCTGTATAATTTACCATCAATTTTAAATTCAGTAAGCATCGTTGTAGCGCTCGTTTCGTTGGCAATATAACGAGGAGCACATATACCTAATAGAACAGCATAATTACCGTAATTCGTGACAGAACCGTAAGCATTAGGAATTACTGGTTCATTAAGAGGACAAACTTTAAAACCGCTATCTATTCCAAGTAATGCAATTCTATATTCAAAACTTTCTATATATTTTGAAAAATATAGGGCTACTTGAAAATTTTGCGGGTCTCCCAAATAAGGCAACTCAATGTATTGCTGAAGAGTAATGGGGGTTAAATTATTCTCACCAACACAAGGATAAGGATAGCCAGCATAAAAAATGGCATTGCCGATATTAAGCAAATCAATATTTTTATTTCCAACAGCAAGATTACTAATAGATGTAACTCCAATTTTAACCATATCTAACTATCTCCATTTTTTAATATCAGGGTTTATATTTCCGCTCTAAATTCTTATCTCTCATATCAAGCATCTGTTGTAGCATACATTGTATATTCGTTTTTAGTACCGATACTATCATATTCAGTTTTAGTACGTTTAACAACTCTTTGTAGATTATCGGAAGTGAGTATATCTTCTATAGAGGCAGCGCAGTCTTCATCATTGGGCATTAGTTTAAATCCCATACGCTTGGAAACAGGACCGTTATTAGTATAATAACTGATATTGCATTGCAAGTTATATTCTTCAGTTTCAGGGTTGTGAAAAGAGTAAATGCTACTAAGTTCAATACAATTATCTTTGCTATTATAACTGTGAAAATAATACTTGGTGTGGTTCGCTATAATATCCTGGATTATTTCTTTCAGATTATCAACCGAACCAAAGATGGTGTTTATAAGGTCTATTGCTTCCCTGTCTTTTTCGTTTTTATTGGTAACAAGATAAGTGCCCACAGAAACGTTAATAACCTTACCATAATTGATATTATCCGCATACTTCTTCGTTGCAGGCTGGTAATCGCCCGTAGGGGTGAATGATGAAGTGTTGGTCTTGGTGAGGACGTCGTCCGTAAATGCAAACTCTTTCCAATTAGTCCTAACGCCCTGTTGATTACCACCACCTCTTGCAAACCATCTATTAGTTAGATAAGAGCCATAGATTTGATTAGAATGACCATAATTGGCGTTTGCGAAAATCAATGCTCCATTCTCATTAATAGGATAATTATTTTCAGGTGATGTGTAATCAGTAGGGCTTTTCTGCGTAGCAAACCCCGCTCCATTTATATCGTTTAAATTCTCTGATGTAAGATTTAAATGCTCGGGAACTTCCGCCCAATCCCCATTCTTACGACCGTATGCCTTGCCGTCAGTTGGCGCTTCGTCTATGCCGCCTATCTTCCCCTGGCTTACCCATTCACCGTTCACCCATGCGTAGTAATCATAAGGGGCTCCCGTGCCTACAGCCATGAACCCGTCAACTGCCGAACCGTCGGGAACGGCAGATTTCAAGGCTTCAAGGGTATCGTATTCACCAGCCACACGGAAAGAGCTTCCCGGTTCGCCTTTGCAATAAATATCCGTCTTGTCGAAACTTTCCGTATCCTTGTTATACACATAGACATAGTGGTCTTTGCCGATGTATGTCGGATTGTTGGCAACCTTTTCGGCATCTTGGGCGGCTGTATTAGCGGCGGTGGCTTTCTCTTCGGCATTGGATGCAGCGTTGTTTGCGGATTGGGTAGCCGCTTCTGCTCCTTCTTTAGCTGCGTTGGCATCGGATGCAGCTTGTGCCGCCAGTCCTGCTTTCTCATTGGCGGAATTTGCGGCTGTCTGTGCTGCTGTGGCGTTCTCTTCTGCTTTAGTAGCGGCTGCATTTGCCTTATCAGCGGCATCCAAAGCGGGAGCAGCTAACAATTCAAGTGGGGCACGTACAATAATGTCCTCGCCGTCTTTCTCTTGATATGCGGGCAGAGAACTTATGCCAGTAAGCGTTTCTGCATTAGGGACGTCACCAACACCTTGCGACTCTGTTTTAAGGCGGGCAACTATTTCTTGATAATCCTGTTCTGTCCAAGCCATAATTATTCCTGTTTATCGGTTACTTCTTCCGGTTGATTGTTGATAGCACGATTGAGCGCGTCAATGAAGAAAGGTTTGCAAAAAGCATTTGCATGCTCTTGTATCAGGGATACTTCTTCATCACTATACTCTGTCTCTTCATTGGAGTTGTATATCTTCAAAGCGAGTGCATGCGATGCGATACCGTTACCGTTCCGGTATAATACATTCGCAAAATTCTCTCTACAATCTATATTTTCACAATGCTTACGGGTAATGTCCGTAGCAATCAGTAATTGTTTAAAATTTATCTTTTTCATGAGTTATAATTATTAGTATTATCCACAGTAAAAATGAACCCAATAACTGCCGTCAAAAACGAAAAAGCAGGATATTTGATTGATTGAAGAAGCGTTCGTTGTGCCTCTGTTATTGGCATTCATTAGGTTTCCTTTTACCCAAACATTCCGGTTCAATTGGTTCTTCAAATATACAATCCGACCCGTAACAGCCGAACTTGGAAGAAACAGGGTAGGGTCAAAGCTTATATCCGGTCCTCCATATATGATAATATCATCGGTATCACTGACTGTATAGCTCAGTGGGGCAGACATTATACTGCTGCCTAAATTGCGGACGCCCGCAGCAAATCCGGAAGCCTGCAATCTGTTTATTCTTACCGATTCACCGCTCCTGGCATTTAATTCTACATTGCCCAATGCTTCTATCGCACAAGTATCATATCCAGCCTGAGCCATTACTCTTACACCGATTGAATGGTCACCGTAGGCACTCAGACTAAGTGCCGTAATCCCATCTCCACGAATACCGCACATTGCCCCGGAAGAGACATTCACTTCAAAAAATTTTCCACCATTCTTGCCTATCCTCAATGTCGCAGTCGGATTTTCCTTTTCGTTTTCAAGTCCTCTGTCGGTTATTTTGAATGCACCGATATACCCGCTATCTGCTGTTATATCTCCCGTAAAAGAGCCATTATGACATTCGATAGAGCCATCTTCGTGTATCTTGATATTTCCATTGGCGGTAATTATACCTTCCAACTTAATATGTTGCGACTTTAACGTTATACTTTCCGCCGACACATTAAACAAGGACGAAGCTTTTACTCCATTTTCAAACTCCGCAGCAGCCCAAATCTTGACACCATCCGCAGTGGTTAACCATCCCGCGCTTTTGCTTTCAAGATTGGATGTTCTTTTTGCCACAGCTTCAATCTTTTCATTGGTTTGGCTTAGCTGGGTCTCGAACTTTGTTATCATATCCTCGTAGGCATTATCGGTCAATGCCAGCGAATGTATGTATATATCCCCCGTAAACTTCAACTCGAAATCACCCGTTCCGTCCCATGTGCCGGAATACTCTTTCATTGCGTATTCCTCATTCGGTTCAAGACGTTCGGTGAAATGCAGGTTCTGACCGGGAAATCCTATTGTCAGCGTTCCGGCTGTAGCTACCCTGTACCGGAAAGAGATAAAGAACTTCTTCGGTTCTTCCCCTTCCTCATAGGTAGGCTTATTGGCTAAATCAGCATTTGACTGTTTAATTCCGGAAGAAAGGATACGAAGCACGTTTCTATCCCCATCTCTGATAATGGCAACCATAGCATCCTTACGGGAATAGAACTTGTCGTTAACCAATAAGAACTTTCCGTTCACAGTAAAGAAGCGAACATCGTTCTTTGTCTCCCAACCGTTCGTATTGCTTGCAAATGCCGCATTGTACAGATAATTATCCTTTGCCTGCACCTCGTCAAGCACTTTGGAGATTTCAGAGTAAATCAAATCTTCCAATATCTTGAACTGGGTCATAATGTTTATTCCCGTTTTCAAGATAAAGTCTCCCATGAACTTGTTGCCTTGCGGACTGATAACCGTCACTTCCTTACCTGCTAAAGAATAAGAATTTATTCCTGCATACTGGTGGATACTCGGTGCATCATCGCCATATACGGACAAGGTGATTGCGTTCTGACGCTTCTTGTCTGTTCTGTTTCCGAGTTGTACAAGACTATCACCTTCCTGCGGTATGTCGCTGTTTGCATCACAGTCCGTCTTGCTAAGGTCTATGTAGTCCTCGCCAACACCTACGCATAGGCGCCAATAGTAACGGTTGGATACATTCTCGTAGACACCCGGCTTGATATTGAAGTCTTGAAAACGTACCTGGTCGCCTTCCTTGAACGGGTTCTCGATAGCCGTCTCCCCATCATCAACCAGCAGATAGCACCGCCAAAAATCCTCGTGTTCTTCCACCTTTCCGCATTTCATTCCGGCAGCGGTGAACATGTAGTTCCCGCCTGCATAAGAGAGTTTCTTTATCTCCAGTTCGGAGAACATCGCCTTAATACGCACAAAGAGTTCGTCCACTTCAATGTAGGATTTACCCGTCTTGCTGTCTACTTTAATAACAAAGCCTTCACCGAGAGCACCGGAAGAAAAGTTCATGGACTGAATGTAGTCTGAAAACAATCCGCCTAAGAACTTTATTAAATAGCTGGTTTGGTCAGGTTTGGTTTTATTCAAAAACAGCTTTTCTCCAAAGGCTTTAATGATTGATTCCACTTGTTGGGTAGTTAATCCTCCACCGCCTTGCCCGCCTACAATTGAGTCTATCTGATTCTGTATCTTTTCTAAAGTTCCTACCGCTTTGTCATTGCGAAGGGTAATATCATACGTTGGGATGAGAGCGTCTCCTTCCTTTATTGTAAGGCTGTCAATAATAATGCTCCCGTTGATGTTTAAGTCTTCATCCTCGAATAACATTAAATCACCTTCCTTTATACTGTCATGCAGTTCCGGGTGACGCGCCATAAATATTTCGTCTACTTTAGGCTCGTAAGTATATCTTACATAATCATTTTTTGCAAGATATTCTTTGGAAGCTGTTAGCAATCTTTGGGAAGCGGCTTTTATATACACATCCGGCATATCAATGCCCAAAAGCACAAATTTATCTCCGGCCTTGATAGTAAAATCCTTATATGGGAAATAAAGATTCAAACCTTCATCATAGACTCTGTTGCATGTCAAGACCCACATGTCACCTTGTTTTACGGGCTTGTCTGCATCTCCAAGTATTTCAAATTCACGCCCGCCACACATTCCGCTTTTCATGGATATGGTGGCGGTTTCCCCTGTTAGATAATCGTTTATGTCAAATCCAATGTCTTTGAGATATATTTTGAACGGTGGGATGGTTTCCCCTTCTTCAAAGTAACCATCATCCGCGATTGGCGTATTATCCTTATTCACTGAATCGGAAGCGATTTCATCCAACGCTCCAGTAGCATTTACGATTATTCCCGCGTCTTTCAACTGCTGTGCTGTCATTCCTTCCATAGACGGATATATTTCCGGTAAAGAAGTATCGCTCCCGTCAAAGAAAACCGAACCTTCCCGAACTCCGATAATATCTATGTTTTTACTATCAAGGTATGGGTCAAGTGTCTTTTCCGGAAAATCAGGAAGCATCAAGTTTTTAACAGCCATATTATTGGGTACTAATGCTCCAGAAGGTCTTTTGTACTTTCTTGGAACATTGTCCGTCTCAATACCTTTTTCTATCCGCATCTTTGCGCCTATGCGGACGTTGTCCTTGTCGGTTTCGCTATTCAACAAAACGTAGCATTTCCCAAGAAAGCTGCCTCTTCTCATTTTATAGGGACTCCCATTGATTGTCACATCATACAATGCTGTGTCGGATAGGAATTTCATGTAAAAAGGAAGAGTCACAACAGCACCGTCTATCAAATGTGTATTAGGGTCATATCCGTAAGATACATCCTCGATGGGAGCTTCGACAATAGGACTTCCATATGTTGTATAATAGTTGTACGGTAAGTTTTTGGTACCACCATATGCTCTTAGGCGGGTAATTATCTTCTGTGACGAATCCGCGGTTTTTTGTATGGAGTACAACCCCTTGCCCTTTCCATAGCCGAACATGTTTCCTACTGCAATTCCGGCAGTGCCTATTGTTATCGTTCGCCCCCTTATGATAAAGTTTGCCTTAAACTCGCTATTTACTAAAGCGAGTGCGTCCCAAACGTTTATACTGCTTATTGATATGGATTTGTTAGCCTCATTAACATATTCGGGATGTACTGTAACCGTCCATTTTTGCTCTCCTTTATAGATACGGTCAAGGTTCACCTGTATTCTTTCTGCGAGAGCATTTATGCTTTCAGCGTAAAAACTGAATGTAGGTAGGGAAGAGTAGTGAATTAAGTTATCCTCTTTTACATAGTCCAGGAATTCGCATCTTGTCAGTTCATCTGCAAGAGAGTTGAAAACTACGTTCTCATATTTGAAAGCCTCTCCGTATGTATTTTTGGAGGCTTGCTTCAATTCAGTAGGGTCGTAGTTTATTTCAAATCTTTCTCCGCGATATATCAGATAGTCCCCGACTGTAAAATCAATCGGAGTGGGGGACGTAACGGTAATGTTAACGGAACAAGCTCCCATAAACTCCCCGTTATACTCTAACTTGTTAGCGACACATCGTTGCGTCTGCCCGTCTTTGCTGTATATTATAAACCGTCCCATTATGCCGTAAGAATAATTTGTGTTTTAGGGTCGGTTACCCGAAATGTAATGTTGAAAGTTACGACATCCCCCTCATCTGTCTTGCGGACAAAAAGGTCGGGTTTTATAGATTTAAAATAAACCCCCTGCCTGCCTATTTGGGTATAGGTGTCATAAACCTTTAATTCTGTTCCGTAACCGTCTTTTCCTATCAGATAGTCCAGGAAGGCGACAATCTTTTCATTGGCTGTTCCCATATCACCTTTATAGGCAAACTCTACTTCTATATCATAGGCTTGCACGTAGAGTTCTTCGGGGAAAAAGGTGTCTTCTCCGTCTTGGTCTATCCAGTCCCTTTTGGGCAAATCCTTAATATCTCCATATACAGTAAAAGGGAAGTCCTTGCACACAATCCCCCATTGGGATTTGGTGTCAATAACAGGACTCCCCAGCTTACTTTTCTGAAAATAGATACTGTAAGGCTTTGCCATGTGTTATTTTGAGTTTGTGTTGTAAAAACAAAAAGAGCCAATCAACGGCATATCCGTTAATCAGCTCTTTGGCTTGTTATATCAATACTGCAAATATATGGTGTATTTTCTAAATAATCAAGTAAAAGGTTAGAAAATTGATATAGTTATCCGGCTTACATTATATTTGCAATGAATACTACCTTTCGGGTGACACGATTTTCATGTAGGGGTTCTTTACCCGCTTCTCTTTGAGCTTCCTTTCAAGTTTTTCCATCCTTTCGTACATCAGTTCAATATCTTCGGATAAGTGCAATAATTGAAGTTTGAGGAGCTTGTTCTCTTTCTGCAAGTTATATATCTTTTCTTCCATGATGAATATTTGTTTTAGTCGTTATTCCTGCCATCTGCCCGCCAGCCGTATTACTGGCGGGGTATCATAACGCGAACGTTGGTCGAAACCTCAACGTGCATCTATGCTTGTTTACGTGGCAATATGTTTTTGGGTATAGTTATAGCTGTACGTCATTACTCCGTACCTGTAAATGTTTATGCTTCAATGCTATTTGATTTTTGCTATTTCCCCATCAGAAGGCTTTCCGCCAAATAGATGGTTGATATAAGCAAGACCTTTGGGCTTGCAAAACACCTTTTGGCATAATATGTCTGGGTGGTTGTCTCTGCGTATTGGCGGCAACAGCGTCATTTCAAAGTAGCCTGCGTCAATATACTTTTGTTTCGGTTCGTTTCGGTCTTTGAAGAATATGCCCGCATCCCTTAGCTTCCCGAAAAGGGTGTTTCTCCCAAAACCGAGATTGAGTATCTTTGCGGCTTGACCTATGTCTACTTTGCCCTCTGCTTTGAAGGCGGCTTGGGCGAAGTCGGCTTTAGGCTGGAGTTTGGTAATCTTTGCATCTTTCTGCTCGATTTGCTTTTGTTGCCGCTCTGTTTCAATACGGAGTTGTTCCTTTCCCTTTTCAGAAGCTACTAACGCTTCCAATGCCTCAAGATAAGTTTGTGGAGTCTTGATAACTTTTTTCTCATTTTCGAGGTATTCTAAACGGTTGATTATTCTTTCACGCAGAACCGCATCATAACCTGATGCAAGAATAAGACAGCCTTTAGGAGTGAGATTAAAAAGAGGTCTTTTTTGACCGTTAGCGTCTGTGTATGACCCCAATCCAAAATTGGATGCGGATACACCTTGCGATAATAGGCTGCGAATGTCGCGCATTACATGGGCATGTTGTTTACTCGTAACCTCTGCAATTTCAAGAGAGGTCATACCTTTCTGATTTGGAATTAAGTTTTCCATACTTACTATTGTTTGGCGTTGTAATTATAGACAGACAAACGGCTGTCATTTCCCGTGTCGCCAAACAATAGTAAGATTTTCTCCGAAGAGGAAATATTACGCAGGAAAGACAGCCGTGTATTTTTTATACAGGCAGTTGGGCATAAAAAAAGCCCAACTAAATATAGTGAGCGATAACCGTGCTCTACGGAGAAAGAATACTTTACTATTGTTTGGCACCACAAAGATATACATAATCCTTGAAGTAGCAAACTCCTTATAAGAAAATCAATTAATTTCGTTTATTTTCTAAGTTATTATGCGAATATATAGAAAATAAACCATATATCCAAAAGGGGGAGCGTAGTAATATCCAAATATGCTTTATAACATATAACAAAAAAGGTGAAAAAACTGTATATAATATATTGCTCTCCAATACAAAGTTGTTAACTTTGCCGCACATTAATTAACATATTCAATGCTATTATGAAAAAAGTTTTATTGAGTCTAATTGTTGTTTTTTCTATGAGTTCTTGTGCTTCAATTTTTACACCTGCAAAGCAAACAATTACGTTTTCAGGGATGGAGGGCACTAAAATTTATGATAATGGCAGAAAAATTGCAACAATTGACGAAAGCGGTGAAGCAACCGCGCGAATAAGAAAAAAGTTATCCTCGAAAGAATTAATTGCTAAAAAAGAGGGTTATAAATCAACGCCGTTTTTACTGGAAGCAAGATTTAATCCTATTTCTTGTATAAATCTTTTGAATGTGATTGCATGGGGAATTGATTTAGGAACCCAAAAAGCATGTAAATGGGATAACACATATATTGAAATTGAGATGGAACAAAAATAATATATAACAATGAAAAAGATTTTATTTATATTAGTTGCCGTTTTAACAACTGCTATGTGCTTTGCACAAAGTAAGTTTGAACCGCAAATCAAGGTTGTATATGATTTAGGTATTGATGATGACAAAAACCAGTCTTTTGGTGCAGAATTTCTTGCTGGATATAGGTTTAATGAAAGCTTTAGGTTGGGAGTAGGTACGGGTGTATCTTGGTGTAAACATTTGTATGAGAAAGCTGGATTAAACTCGACTATGGATAAGTATTATAAGGATTATAAAGAGACCGCATTATACGTTCCATTATTTGTGAATGGAAAGTTTAACTTTATCCGGGAAGGTATATCTCCATATATGTCTCTTGATTTAGGATACACATTTTTTATCCCTTGCTCAGACTATGCAGATAAAAATGATTTAGGCTTTATGATTAAGCCTGCGTTTGGTGTTGATTTTCCGGTTATGAGTGGAAATATTTTTGTAGAACTTGGGTATAAATATCAAAAGAGGGATTGGGCGCTTATCGAAAACGCTGATTATTCGCAATTGTCAATAGCGGTAGGTTATTCATTTTAATATATTCAATGTCCCTAAAGATAATAATTAATTTGATAAGAAAATGAAAAAGATTTTATTTTTACTGGCAATGCTGCCAATGCTTGTTTTTAGTGCGTGTTCGGATGATGATGAAAAGTCACAGGACCAATCTGTTGTTATTAAAACGGGGGAGATATATACTTTAGATTGTCCAAATGTACAACTCCAAAATTCTAATGATTTTATTTTCTCTTTATTAGATGGAAATAAAATTAAAGGAGAACATGTTGGAGAATTTGAAACAATGGCAAATTCTAATGGTACATCTTTTAAACTATCTGTAACAGTAGAACCTTTGCATACTTTATATTTAGATTTAAAGGATTTTCTTGGCATGAGTAGGGAAAATATAGAAAAAGTTTTTGGCAAACCATTGTCTACAAATCAACAAGGGACATCAGTTTATAAAGGATTGGGAATAGAGGATAAAATTCAAATAGCTTATGATAATAATAAAGCATATTTAGGAGCTGTAACATTGAAATCTTCATTTGCTTCAGAGTTGGGAAAACACCTTGCAGACCGGTATGTTTTCTTCTCAGAGCAAGGGGGTCAAATGTTATATATGGATGCTTTAAAGTATGAGGATGCGGAATATTTAGCAATGGTTACTGTAGGGCTACGAACTACATCTATAATGTATATAGGAAAAGATGACCTTTAATATTGTATTGTTCTAAAAAGAAGTTTTATCAATTTACAAAGCCCCGAATCTATTTGGGCGGCAAAGAATATATTAGATATACAGTGAAATCCTTATCGGGTGATGACGCCGAACTTACCATGTCAATGGATGGGGAGAGCATGGATATTAAGGCTGAAAAACGATAAGCCAATTTTAAAGCAATCATCAAGTCAAGCGGAGTTTCTCCGCTTTTCTTGTTTTGTGGCATATGAATTATAATTAATCGGATTTGTTAAAAAAGCTGATTTATCGGATATTTATTTGTTTATTTGTTTGTTCTTTCGTTCGTCCTTTCTATATTTGTGCATTAATATAATACAAATGGGTAATTGGAGTGAAAGGCAAGAAGTTAAGAAAGAGGGCAAGGAAAAAGAGAAAATAAGCCGAGAGACGCTTGGAAAGTTCTTTTATGATTTGGCAAAAACATCATTTGCTGCAATGGTAGCAGGTGGGGCTGTGTCATTTTTCACAAGTTCAAACAATGAGTTATATTGGCTTTTGCTTTTGATTGGAGCTTTTTCAACAATAGTATTTGCTTATATTGGTTATAAAGTGATAAGGAGGTAATTATGGAAGGTCTATTAATCGTTTTAGGAGGTTCTGGGGCTTTAGCCCTTTTATTTGCTCTTTGGCTGAATACTCGAAAAGGCAAGAAGTGGCTTGCAAGCTTATAAATTGACTATTATTTAGGTAAAACAATAAAGCCAGACATTAAGCCTGGCTTTTTCTTTGCATGACATCCCCATCGGTTTCCACAATACAATCTTCTCCATGAATGTAAACATATACCGATGCTATATCCTTTTGGATAACATTTACTTTTGCCCGGTCGTACACGTTAATGAATACCTTGCAATACTGTGAACAGTCAATGGTTACTTCGCTGTCATGGCGCACGTAAATATCACATACGGAAAAGCCATCAAATAGGAGAGTACCTTTACAATTTCCGTTCAAAACAGAAATTTGTGACATGTTGCGTTTCTGCACATCTTCATCCACAAAAATATTATTCTTGTGGAGAAGGTCTTTGTCGAAGTGTTCTTTTATGAAAGTGTTGGTAGGGTAATTGTGCTTAATGGCAAAATCAATCCCATGCAGATACTTGTCAATTAATCCTTGTTGGGTAGGATTCCCCCATGCGTGTTGCCACGGTTGGCATAAACCAAACGTAATAGCTTGGTTCAGTAATGTTTTGCTTAAATCCTTTTCGTTCATAACATATTATATTTTGATTTTTCTACCACTTCTGTCTATTACTATACTTAGCATATCTCTAACTTCTTGTACTAAAGCAACGTTTGCTTCGGTATTTTGGGCACTTCTTAACGTATTATTGGCTATCGCCCTCAATTGAGTAAGTTGTTGTTCGGCTATAACATTATATTTCGGAAGAATCTCGTTTCCCCACTTTTCAAGCAAAGCGCGTTTTACACTTACATCTGCACGAATACCGTTTATGTAAGAAGCTAAAATATTGGCGGTTTCTTCTGTAATGTTTTCTTGTATCCCTTTGGAAAGAGTGTTTGAAGCGCTTGTCTCTTCAAGGCTTATTCCCATCTTTTTTGCAGCAGCATTTAGATAATCCCATATTTTCTTTGAGTCTGATATTGTCCCTCGAAGGCTTCCAAGTTGCTGCATTAGTCCGGTAGCCTCTTGTTCCGTCAGATTTGTACCCCCAGCGGAACTGTCTGTAAATATACCTTTATCTCCAAACAGATAATCTCTTAGCTTATTCATGGCAGGTTTTATGACATTCAGAGAAATCATCTCCTTTATGACATTGCGCATTATATCAGCCACCGTATCATCAAAAGCCTTTGCTGCATCTTCTCCGTTGGCGAACGCATTGACTAATGCTTCTGATATTTGGTCTGACCATCCCTTTAAGTCTATACCGAATTGTTCGCTTGCCAAATCTTCATAGAAATACTTGATTTGCTCGCCTAACTCGATATACTGCTGCTTGTAGTCCTCTATTTTAGAAGCATCCGAATCTTTCTTGTCTTGTTCCGCCTCCATTTGCTTTTGCACCTCTTCTTGTTGCTTTTGAAGATTTGCAATCATCTCTTTGGATTGGCTTTGGGTAACAGCACCCAATTGCCGTTCTATGACAGATTGAAGGTTCTTATAGTCATTGGAAAGCTTTTTCACTTCAAGTTGCGAACGTTGGATTGCTTTATCCAGCTTCTTGTCATGGGCTTTGGCTATGCTTCCTATTATTCCGGTAATACCGCTGACTACACCCGTAGCCCCTTGCATGATAGCCATCGGATTGCCGGAAGATATACCAGCGAAAAGGGTAGCTCCGCTTTGAGCTGTATTCAATAATCCACCCGCAACTTCTTGTACAGTGCTTAGAGTGTCTCCCATACTGTCATTCCCTAAGGCATCAAATGCTGACCCTAAATCTCCCAAAGTGCCGATAAGAAGATTAGCCATGTCGACAATATCTCCAAAGCCTACTTGAACTTTATCGGAAGTTTCATTTTGTTTATCTTGTGCATCAGTGACTTCCTTTTCCGCATCGGCTAATGTTTTTAATTTAGGAGTTAATTTATCGACGACTTTAGTCTGATAGGATAAGCCGCTATCTGTTTTCTTGGTTTCGGTATGACTTGTTTCTGAAATACTGGTAGTAACTTCACCGCCATCCTGGATGAACCCAAGTTCTTTTTGAGCCTTTTTCAGCTTTTTGGTAGCTTCTACATACTCTTTTATTCCGTCTGATAATGTCTTGAAAGGGCTTCTGCTTTCACTTTCGTCACGTAGCTTTTTTAATACATTGACAAGCTCTTTAAACTCGTTGACTTTTAGGCTTTTCCCGGTCGTATTTTTAAACTCTTCCAGGTTCTTGATTAGCCTGCTAAGAGTTGCAGAAGAAAGTCTGTCAAGGTCGTCAAAGGTTTTAGCCCAATCTTCCGAACTCTTGAATTGTTCAAATTTGGTTGATGCAGCATCTTCGCTCGCTTTCTTTTTCCTTTGTGCTATAAGTCTGTCGGTCGCTTCTTCGCCTAATTGACCTCTTTGGCTTTCAATATCAGCTAAGTCCTTTTGAAGATTACGTTCAATATCCTTTATCCTTTGGGCATAATCTTTATAATCCTCAATCATGCCTAAAAGGTTTTCAAGGCTTTCTGAACGCATTTTCTTACTTTCCTCGTTGATTGATTGGTATAGTTTTAGAATTACTCCTTCCCCAAACTGCTTCTTTACATCATCCTCTTTCATTGCAAGGATATCTGTAACGGAGAATTTACTTCCCGTATTTTCAAGCGCTTTGGAAAGTTGGTTGCGCAAATCATCTACTACACTTTTGAATGAGACCTCTCCACCGAAAGCGATATTCATGGAAAGAGATTTGTTGCCGGAAGCATTGAATAGCTTCTTATATAAATCCCACTTTTCTCCGGTTTGGGAAATGTACTTCTCTATCTCCTTTAAGGCATCATCAACTTCTTTCTTCGCACTGTCAATTCCCGCCTTGTCAATCTTGACACCAAGAGAAATGTATAAATCTTCTTGCTTCTCTTTGCTCCGGTCTAACTGCCCTTGGATGTATTTGTAAGCCCTGCTTGGGTCTTTTAAGTCCAAATTGACCCCGTTCTTATCAAAGATAGGGGCAAATTCAGAAATGCCCTTCACCCTTTGGGATGCGACTTCTTCTCCTTCTATCTTTCTCCATTTCTCATAGCTGGAAACGGCTTTGTCTATGAGGTCGGTACGGGCTTTCCATTGTTCGGCAATAGGGTCTTTTTCGCCTCCGGATGATTTGCCTAATACCCCAAGAGTGTCCATGATTTTTTTTGAGACATCGAATACCTTTTGGGCATTACGAACGGTTTCTTCGGAATAAGGATTTCCTTTCTTAAAGCCTTTTAGTGTTTTATCTGCATTTTCTCGTTCCTCTTTTACTCGCTTGGCGTATTCTTCATAGGCTTCATCATCTTTAGGAATAAGACTATTCATGTCACCAGCAATTTCTTTGGCTGTAGTAAACCATGCTGATTTAATGTTTTTATCTATATCGTCAGTGACAGATAGAATAGTCGTAAAATCTTCTTTTGCTTCTTTTACGATGGAGCGGGCAATATCTAATTGATTTTTCGCTTCTCGCAGCATTTTAGTGTCCATGATATGCCCGTCACTTGCTACCGAATAAAGTTCTGCATCTTTAACCCCTCTTTCTGCATCAATTAGTCCTTGGTAAGCTTTTTCTAAATTTATTCTTGCAGTTTCTCTTGCAGTAGTTCTTGCTGCTCTATTAGACATATTTAATAGCTCGATTTGCCCTTTTAGCAAAGCTTGTTCATAAGACATGCTCTTAAAAATAGAAGGATATATCCCTTGAAGCTTTTCGTAAGCCATTCGTCTCGCATCCACTGCTTTGGATGTATCAAACATTGTGGATATATAGCTGTTAGCTTTATTTTTGGCTTCTGATATTTTTTCGTTTTGTTCTTGGACTTGAACATTAAATTCACGTATTGTTTCTGCGGCACTTTTAGTCTTTTCTCTTAAAGTGAAATATAGTCCAGCCAATGCACCGACAGCAGTAATTGCTATCATCCAAGGATTGGCTTTCATTGCTGCATTTAGCGCCCATTGAGCTACAGCTTGTGCTCTTGTAACAGCAGTCAATCCTTGTCGTGCTCGGGTTAAATTGGTTATGAAAGTAATTGTTCTCATTGCAGTTTCAGCTTTATGAGCAGCATTTACAGCTATTACAGCAGTTTTGTAAAATCCATAAGCCCCTACAAGGGAGCCAAGGATAGCTGCAACAGCTTCCCAATGATTCATTAAATCAGTAAGCAACTCCAAGCTATCTGAAAGTACACCGCTATTGCCTTCCGCAATGTCAGCCATCATAACATCCCAAGCGTCCTGCAAGTTGCTCCATTTGCCAGCAAGGCTTTCCGCAAGGGCTTCCTGCATGTTGTAGAATTTGCCGCCTTCATCGGTTAGTTCCCAAAGGACATCCTTCACCATGCCGAAGCTGACCTCTTTCCGGCTGATTTTATCGAATACGTCTCCGGCGGAAGTTACCACTCCCGTAAGCTTAGTAAACCGTTTCGCCAACTCGTCCACCAACGGAATACCAGCCTCGGTAAACTGCCTCAATTCCTGCCCACGGAGAAAAGCTGCACTGCGCACCTGCCCGTACGCCAATATGATACGTCCCATATCGACACCCACACCTGCGGAAATGTCGGCAAGTCGTTTGGTCGTATCGTAAAGCTCTTCATACGGAATGCTGTATGCGGACAATTGTTTGGTGTATGAAGCCAGTTCTTTGAACTGAAACGGAGAGACAACCGCCAAATCCTTAATGCGATTGAATATGGTTTCCGCCTTCATACTGTCTCCAAGAATGGAGGTAAGGGCAATGCGTTGTTTCTGAAACTCTCCGCCAATGGTATATAATCCCCTTACAAAACGCTCTAAAGTGTATATGGAATACACATTGGCGATTTGATTTTTCAGTTCTCCGGCTATCCGTGATTGAGAAGACATTGTAGTGTTTGTCCTCTTCATTGCCGCATTGTGCGTATCGGAAGCCTTTGCAGCCTGCATTCGGGCAATCCTAAGCTGTTCAAGGGCTTTTTGTGAGTTAACGTAAGCATCTGCACGGATTATCTGCGAAACTCCCCTCATGGCTCTTAGTTCGCTTGCATCAACGCCATGTCCTTTAAAAGCTTCCTTGAGTTTTTTAATACTTTCGCTATCTACATCCAGCTTTACCTTGTAGGTCTTGTTTTTCAGCAAGGCTTCTACCTTGTCTTCAATCTCCTTTATATCTACTTTTAATCCAACCTTTGCACTGCTCGTGACGTGCATATTCACAAGTTTTTTCTTGATAGCTTCGTACTCTTGTTCTGTATAATCTTTCAAGTGAACGCCAAAATTCAAATTTCCGAGGTCTGCCATATTTATTCTTGTTTTGTATCTTGGGGGATAGCGTTAATACCGTTTACTATAAAATCATTGAGGGAAAGTCTTTGCCCTTTCATTTCCCGCTCTTTTCTCTTTTCTTCCCACTTCCTTTTTAAATCTTCCATTTCTTTCGCTGTGTGCGTTTTTTGTTCTGTGTCTGCTTTGTCATACACTACAATCGGAGCATCGCACATCAGAAGTTCGTATTGAGCACAGGTCAATACCCAGTCCATATACCAATTAGGGATATTAATCATTCCCCAAAGAAGAATTAACGGTCGTGTCAGCTCTGGGTGTTTTTCTCCGTTTGCAAATGCTGCTCCTGCCGAAGTTCTTGAAGGATACGTTCTGCTTCCTTTCTCGTCATCGTCATTATCGTGTCTCTCATTCCGGTCAAGAACATGGTAGCATTCAAGTATTCCAGTTTCTGCAATTCCACTTTTTTTTTACCGATAACAACAATATCGGTTAACTCTGTGTCTGTGTATTTTTTCCATAGCATACGCCAGTATATCCAATGGAAAAGTCTTATCTTCCACCAATTATTCAGAATAATGAGAGAGGCACATTTGGCAGTAACTTCATCCTCACTTTTGCAGGAATGTAAGACATGGGTTAATTTTCGTATTGTTCCACGGTGCAGCCATTTTATACCGAACTTTTTTCCTCTTATCGTAATATAATCTATGCTGTTCTCCAGCACGTCGTCAAGCGTTTTCTGCTCTGCTGTGGTAGGTTGATTTATTGTTTTATCGTTCATGCTGTGTTATTGTAATGTGTGAAAAAGGAGAAGGCGGCGGCAATAACGCACACCGCCATATTTTTAAATCAAAGAACCGTCCTGGGTAACTTCCACCGCACTGAACTCATTGGCGGTGAATACGCTGACCGTAGCAGTCCTTTTTGCTCCGCTATTCTCGTCGACTTTGACCGTCACCACTTTCCCGCTAACCGAGGTTTTGCACCATGTTTCCGTTGATGAAGCAGAGACAGAGCTTTCCTTGGTTGTTGCGGTAATGGTTTTCCCTGTATTATCTGCCGCGCTGGTAAAAGACAGGGAAGCTGGAGCTACGGTCAGTCGGCTTTTTTTGTCAAGAAAGCGATATTATCTTCGGAAGAGGAGTCGGACGAAGCGCCATCTTCAAGTTCAATAGTTCCGCTGAGCGCAAAAGCAAATGGGGTAGTGGACGCATTCTCAAACAAGGGGCGTGCGTATACGGCCATTCTTTTTACAAGCAGACATTTTTCTCCGTCGTCACTTATAAGCGCAAATCCTACGTTCAGCTTCTTGCTGTTTAGCACAGTAGAGAATCCCTTGAATTGCTGGTTGTTGATAGTCGCTTGCGCTATTTCAGTGGTTTTCCCAAGAAAATATTCTACCAATTCCTTGCTTACACTTGGAACGGTAGCAGCGAAAGTAATATCTCCTGCTGTACTGGTGACAGCCCAATCCGCTTGCAGACCGTGCACCTTTGTACGGTTTAATGTCGGTTCTGCTTGGGACAAGGAAAGGGTATCTACGGTAACGGGCAAATCAAAATCCGGAGTTACCGTAGCAAAATTTGCAATGCCACCCTTTACTAACATAATGGATGAAAGACCGCTAAATACATCTTTCAATTCCTGCTTTGTTTTCATTGCCATAATAAATAGTTTTAATCGTTTTATTTTATGTTTACTTTATCACAAGGTCAGCCCTTATCAATGTTGCGCTGAACCCTAATCCGTCATTTCCTTTCAAGGTCAATTTGGGGTTTGAGGCACTTATGAAATTGTCGCTGATGGGGAATAGGGAAAGAAAATCTCCTACAATAGTGTCCATTTGTTCCAAATCTTCCGCACCTCCCTTTTTCTGTCTGACATACACTTCAATGGTGCAATAGGTACGGATATTCCCAAATCCGCTGCCATAGGTCATGGAAGACAACAAGCCGGGCAATGACACCACAATGAAATTATCCATTTGCTTAGGCACAGCAGCGGGACGGTCATTTGTGAACACATTCTCACTTACTGTCTTTGCTGCGTCAAACAATGATTTAAGCGCGTCTTTGTATTTAAAATCCTGTTCGTACCCCATATCATTTCATTGGTTTAAAGGTCATTTTAGCAATGCTTTCCGCGTAATCAAATGTATCTGACAATACATTTAACCCCTTCTTTGACTCCAAGTAGTTAGAATATTCCGTACCTGTACACATCACTAATCCTATGCCGTCACTTGGAGTTTTATATGCTTTGAGGAAATTTACAGAAGTGGTTAAACCGTACTCCCCGTTGGTGTCAACCAAGTTGTATTTTTTTATGGGAATAAACTTACCACTTTCGTAACTTTGGACCATTATCACGCCAATACCGTCTCCTCTGCTAAGCTTGGGGCGGGTGGGATTTTTTAATCCTTGTGTCACAACGGCGGTAATTATACGAGACAATCCACCTCTATAATAAATTCCAACAGCTAATGAAGTTAGAGTATTTCCGGTTACATTATGGTACTTGGCTGATACTACTCCGTCTTGCAGAAGTCTGATTCCGATTTCTGTTATTCTATCCAGCAAATATTTATCAATGATATTTCTCATCTTTTTTTTGCCTTCTTCCAAGACTTTAGCATTATCTTCCATACCTTACCCCTTAGCCTGATTAAAATATAACGTTGTCCCCATTGTTGTAGGATAGCAATCAGTTATTATACATCCTTCAAAAGGTGCTCCAAAGTCGGCAAAATCCACAATATCACCTGAAACAACCCCCTTCACGAGTCCGGGAATATCTACGGCATAATCTACTTTTATGACGTTGTCTTTCGTGGATGTTCTTGGAGAAGTCCTTCCATACTTGTTGCATTTCCCTACATACAATACGGTCTCGTTTCCTTCGTCAAAAGATGTCTCTCCGGAAATGCGATACACTTTGCATGTATGCGGAAAACGTGGATTATTTACTTTCATAGCGGATACCTTTTATTCATGTTCATACCCAAGTTGACAATTCTGACAGATGATTTACGGACGTTCTCTCCATACAATGCGTATATGTCATTTGCCATTTGCCGAAGGTTACGTTTGTCATAGGCAGAGCTTTGTGTACCACCCTCCTTGTGCTTCCATACACCGTTGGCATCCTCTACGCTTCCAGTTACGCTCGGTGTACTTGCGCACCACATATAAAGGTCTGCCCGGCACAAGTCTTTCTGGCGTTTTTCCAACGTGCTGACATCCGTCCCCGGTGCAATTCCCCTGTCAATCAGTATGGTGGAAATAGCACTGTCCGTAACTTCAAAACCGACACAACCACGGAGATATTCCTCTATGGTAGTGCCAGTATTTGTATTTTGAGAATCCTTCATGGTTATTTACCTTTAATGTTCAAGTAGTAGAACCAGCGAACCTTATTAGGAACAACCAATCCGGTCACTTCTGATTTGATTACCTGCGTCATGGTTTCATCATTGAATACCTGACGTATCAGAGTGCGGCCGCCGTCATACAGTGCCGTACGGGCGCCCGGTGTTTCCATGAAAATGGGACGTCCGCATTGTACATCACCCAGGTCTTCATTTGGAACATACGCCAATACCCCCTCTTCAAAGCTTTGCAAATTCTTGTATTGTATAGCTTTGGAAGATTTGTCATATTTTTCCACTACGGATATTGAATCGACAATTCTGATTTCAGCACCGATACGCGCTTCAATGAAAGCTTTGATTGTTTCATCGGGGACAAGATTGGCAAATGCCAACTGCATGCCTTTATCGGAAATATCCGGGCGTGTCGCAACTGTGTACATTTGGCGGAAATACGGAAGGTTAATCAAATCCTCAAAGGTCGTCTTGGAGCATTCCCAGTGACCAGCAGGCGCAAAATCCTTTTCTTGGGAATCGCGTCTGACTTGCCTCATGACTTTTATCGGGTCTATTGTAGTACCCAAAGCTTCTTCCTGCACCGCTTCGCTTTCCGGCTTCTTATACCAGATAGAATCCTTGATATTCTTTTTAGGCACGCCGAAATCTATAGTCAATGCAATACCAAGCGGGTTGTTAGCTGCGTCAATGATTAGCTTACCTTTGTTGGATACAACCTGATTTCGCTGGTATAGGAATGTATTGTAGTTACCACCAAGTAAGCTGTCCACTCCATTAAACAGAAGCTCCATTATTGTAGACTCAATTTCCGGAGTGGTACCGCCAATGGCATCCATCAGCATCATTTTTTCTCTTAGGATTTTGCGGCTCAGTACAATCTCATGCTTGAAGGTTGGCAATCCACCCATTTGCAGGGACATTCCGTCTGTAGATTTGGTTGCGCCATCACTGTCAATATCCACATAGGTAGCCAGCGTGTATGCACGGACTGTTGCTTCTATCTGCTCATATGTGGGATTCAGAGGAATATTAGGATTTAACGGGAAACCCATTTGGGAGAACGTTTGTTCCGCATTGTATTTTTCGGCAAACATGTCATTAATCCATGCTTCCAGCGGTTTATTCCCAGTATATCCCAATGCTGCAAGACCTTTCCCTACAATGTCGTAAAATTCTTTGTTTCTTGTGTACATATTATTCTCCTTTCTTTATTCGTCAGATTCACGCACAAATTCAATCATAGGCAGCTGTGCTTCTACCGATTTGGGAATGCCACCACCGAACACCCTGTCTGCGTAAATTCTGCCTGCGCGTACAACTGCGCATGTTGCAAGGATACAGCCTTCAGGGATACATACGTCTTCAAATACAAGGCCGTTGACATCGGTTAGCTTTCCGCTGGCGGGAACTCCTTTGACAGTTTCCTCAATATCTCCCGTTACTCCGGTATTTCCTGGAATAAACATGTACGCGTAAAGTTGGGCAGCGGTTTTTTGCGTGAAAGTCACAGTAGCCCCACTGCGTTTTACATCCCATTCTGCAAAAGAAGATTTTGCTCCTTCGATTTTGGTAGCTACCAGTTCTGGGGTACTTTCTGATGCGCTTGTTACGGCAACCGAATAGCTTTTCCCGCCTAACACAATAGACAAATCCCCGTTTTCGGATGCCTTTTTAGTGATAGTAAGCGTCACTACTGCCTTTACACCAGTCACTCCATCTGCTGTAATTACCTCTACCTGTTTGCCTGCTCCATTGAATTTTACCATTGTGCCGGCATGTATAATATCACCAGACTTTAATCCCATTCCGGCGACATCAATCATACCACCACCCTGATATAATTCTCTTACTCTTGACCAAACAGGAAAATTTCCGCCAAATCCCGACCGGGATTGACTGATAGTGTTGAAAGTTCCTAATTGTCTCATTCTTTGTCTGTTTTAATGTGTTTATTGTTTTCGAGGAAGTTTCCCTTGCGCTCTTAGCCGGTCTTTGAATGCTTCACGGCGGCTTTTTGCCTGTTCTTCTCCGGTTTCTGCATATTGGTTGATACTTGGGGAAGCGCCATTTCCGAAAATCGCCTTGTATCTTTTTTCATAATTGCGTTTGGCGCAACTGACAATTTCTTCCACTTCCATATCTTTGGTGATTTTCACGTCTGATATGGCGATATTCAGGATTTCATCGTTACAGATATTTTTGCCCCCGTTTTCAATTTGAGATTTCAACAAGTCCATAGACTGGACTTTTAAGTCATTGATTGACGCGGCGTTTTTCTCCACCTCTCTCTCTTCCTTCAAAAGCAAAATCTCATTTTCCATTTCCTTTAGCTTGTCGGCAAGGACGTTATCTCCTGCTCCTTCTCTTGAGTCAGGAGAACTCTGTTGAGGTTTGTAGTTTTTCTTAAAACTCTCAACTTGGGTTGCGACATCATGGTTGTACTGCCCTTGCATTCCTTGAAGAAAAGATGTCGCCTTGCTATAATAAGCGTCATCAGGCTCCACCCCTTCTGCTACCGGATTCAATTCTATGTACTTCATTAATGTCTGTGACGAAAGACTGGTTTGTCCTAATCTGGTCGTCAGTTCGGATAAGATTTGTTCTTTCTCCATCGTGTTTATTTAGTTTGTGTTATAAAAAAAAAGAGCCTATCAGTGCTTTGTGCACTAATAAGCTCTTAGGCTTGCATATGTAAAATTGCTATTCTTCTATTCTGACGCTGATAAAATTACGACATCTTCGGCATACAGTCCTAAACAATACGCTACCGTGTATTATTTTTACATCGGTCAACTTTTGCCCGCACACCGGACATGTTACAAAATTCCCTTTTTCGCTGGTCTGTTTTTCATCCAGCTTAGCGTCTATCTTTATCATATCACATGATTTAGTATTGCAAATATATAGTATATTTTCTAAAATACAATGCTTTATATGTATTTTTATATGAGAAATATTAGAAAATTTATAATAAATCGTATATTTGCATTATATATAACTCATAGAGCTGTGATTCAAGCCGGAGTGTGCGGATTTATACTGCATACGCCGGCTTATTTTTTTTATGGAACACGACAAGATTGTATATACGAAAAAGGGGGAGGGTGTATTCAGTTATGAATACATAGACAGGTTGCGTAATTTGAAAAATGATTTCAATGTTATAGCTCAATCCGGCGGGCAGGAGAACTCATTAGCTTCCGATGCCGACATTGTTATTATGGGAGGGAATCGTGGCGGTTCAAAAACATTTACTTTATTAATGGAATCCTTGCCAGACATTAAAAATCCACGTTTTAATGCCGTTCTTCTGCGTAACGAGAAAGATGACCTTAGAGATATGATTAACACGTCGTATCTTATTTACTCCCAATTTGGAACTTATAACCGTTCTATATCGGATATGACTTGGAATTTTGGAGAAAACGCTGGAAAACTGTGGTTTTCTTATTTTGCTGATAATTTTGAGGATTTCAAGAAGCGCTTTCAAGGTAAACAGTTCTGTTATATCGGTATAGACGAAATAACCCATTGTTCTTATGACAAGTTTAAATACCTTATCACTTGCAACCGTAACGCTTATGGTATTAAAAACCGTTTTTGGGGTACTTGTAATCCGGACCCGGATAGCTGGGTGCGCGTTTTTATAGATTGGTGGATAGGAGAGGATGGGAATCCTATACCAGAACGCGATGGAAAGAAAAGATATTGTTTTATGGATGGAGATTCTCCCAATAATATATTTTGGGGAGACACGCCAGAAGAGGTATATGAACAATGTAAATCCATCATAGACCCTCTTTGGAATGATGCTTACAAAAAATTGGGATTTAATAAGAAAACAATGTTTGTCAAGTCAGTCGTCTTTATACGGGCACGTTTGGAGGATAATATCAAATTGATTGAGGCTGACTCAAATTATGCGGCTAATCTTGCCCAGCAGGATGAAGAATCCCGCGCTCGCGACCTCGAAGGAAATTGGAATTTTAAAGCGGCTGGAGACGATATTCTTAAAATCGAACACATGGAGCGGTTCTTCAACAACTCCGCCCAATATGGAGATAATAAGCGAAGGGTATCATGTGATATTGCATATGAAGGTGGAGATAATCTTGTCTTGTGGCTTTGGATTGGGAACCATATAGAGGACGTATATGTAAGTCGGGATAACTCCAAGCGGACGGAAGAGTGCGTCGCATATAAGTTGCGTGAATGGGGAGTCCTGGAGAAAGACTTTGTTTTTGACTTGAATGGACCTGGACAGGATTTTAAGGGCAAATTCCCAGACGCGGTCAAGTTTAATAATATGGCAGCTCCTATCCCAACGACAAAAGCTGACGAACAATCTATAAAATATATCTATTCTTCCCTGAAATCACAATGCGCTGATATTCTCGTTAAGAAGATTAAGAATGATGAAATTTCGATTAACCCCGATTTGTTGTCGCGTAAGTTTTCAGGAAACGGATATTCAGATATGACACTTTATAATATCCTGATGAAAGAACGCAAAGCCATCCGGGATGCAGACACAGATAAAGGCTTCTCTTTAATTAAAAAGGAAGTGATGAAAAAGTACGTCGGCCATTCTCCCGACTTTATAGAGGCTATGATTTACAGACAGATTTTTGATATAAGAAAACAACACACTAAACCAAAAGGATTATGGAGAATATAAGTACACGACAGATTATGGTACGCCGTCCGTTTCGGAGAATATTGCCAAATGGATACAAACAAGCAGTAGGGGTTATATCTGGCAGCTTGTCCGTTAATGAGCCTTTAGACAATCCAACATATCAGATAATAACTCAAATGGATTTTTTGAGGGAATTTGAGCCGTCCGGACATGCTATAAATGACCCATTGGTATATCCGGACAGATTAAGACAAGACCCTGAAACAAAAGAGTGGTTTAGAGAGTCCGTTATCAGATGTGCTTTTGCGTTTCAGAGGATTATAACAATCAAACACCTGGTTCATCTTTGTGGAAACGACATTCAATTTGAGTTGGAAGGGGATACCGAAAATGAAAAAGTAAAGGATACATTTTTTAAGTTTCGAACCGGATGGGCTGTAAAGGACATGGAGATAGCATGGTATGAAGCGGCAAAATCCGTAAAGATAACGGGGGACACAGCATTTGTAGGTTATCTCCGAAAAGGAATTTTCTATTGGAAAGGAGGTTGTGTCAAAACGCTGACACAGCCTTTTTTTATGCGCAAAGCCCAGACTTTCTCAAGCCCGGGCTTTGTTATTACCCAAAG